TCCATCGTTCAAACCAGTTTGGCTTTGCTATTTCTATGAATATCATCAAATGCATTCTTTCATTTTCTGCTTCTTCCAACAACTGCCTAATCCAACCACGTTCATCTTGTTTCATTTTTCGTAGACTACGTAAATGATTCCACATACCGGCTACCATGCCAGGCACTCCAGCGACTGTTTCAAGCACGACTGCCCGGTGTCCGTATCTTTTTGCAAAGAATGTGTCAGCGAACCAACGCAGTCTCATTGTGAACCAGAATGCACACTTATCACCAAAATTTTTAGGTTTTTGATGCATATTTTTCAAATAACTCCTTCCATTCAGGGAATACTTCTAAGGTATTTTCTTTCCGTATTTTGTCATATAATTTTGTTCTTTTAAAAAACATCGGCAATAGTTTGCTGTTGTCTCTTCTGTAGAGTCTGATGGATTCAAAAAACTACCAAGATGTTCTTTCAGTTCATCAAAGGTTGGTTCATTATACAACTCTTTGATGTCTGGTTGTTCATCTAGTAACTTTTGAAGTAAGTTAGAATCATCGGAAAGTGCTGTAACATTTGGTTTGACACGAATAGTTGTCTTACCATATTGGTTACCAGCTTCGGCAGGTGTTTGTCTTTCGACAACAATATCACGACCTGTTGTAGCATCGGATATATCACCATAGTCTGGATCGGCTATGATACCAAGAAGTTCTTGATAAACAGTTTTACCAAATCCCCAAAACTTAACACCTTCGTTTTCTTCACCACGAACCACTACAGGAACAAAAGTTCTCATTTTTGGTTCGATTCTCTTACCTTGAATCCACTCATCTTTGTTGCCAGTTGATTTCAACTTATCGGCAAATTGTTGAACAGGATCAGGACGACCATATGAAAGTGGTGACAATACAGTTTTATTTGGAACTAAACTGTAATGAAAGAACAACTCACTAAACGGATTGTTCTTGTCGTGCTTATAAGGTACAATTCTGATTTGAGATTTTCCAGGTTGAGGTTTCCAAAACGCATTTGTTTGTGTGTTCTGTAACTGATTAAGACGGCTTTTTATAGCATCTAAGTCCATTTTATTCTCCTAGTTTATGTTTATTATTATTGTTACATCTATAAATATTACTAAAGTAAAATTTGTAGATAACCAATTTATATAATATACAAACTTCTGATGAAAAAGTCAAGATAATTTTTTAAGAATTTTATCAACTTTTTCTTCTAAGGCAGATAACCTATCTTCTACTGTGGTAGGTTTAGTTTTATATGCCATGTATTGTTTGTAAACCATATCTATCATCCTATCTTTAGGTATTACATTTGACGGAAGATTACTTTTATTCTCCTCGTACCATAATATAACATCTTTTTTCCAATTATCCAAGTCTTTTTTTGTAGAGTTTGGAATGTCTATTTTTGGGATAGGTTTAAGTGGTCTTACTTGTTTACTCGGTTCTGCTCGTAAGAACTTCTGTATGTCTCTTTTATCTTTATAACCCAAAAGAGTCGTGCCTATATTTGAATTGTACATAAGTGGAACAACACTTTGTAACTTATTCATACGAACAATACTATCATATGTTACTTTAGATTTTTCTTCATCAATAGAATGAATCTGAATCTTTTGTTCGTCATTCAGAGTTTCATTTATTTCATCTATTGATGGCTTCATTTTCTGACACCAGACACATCCACTTCTGGTGAAAAAATATATTGGTGACGCCATTATAACTCGATTATCTTTAATATCCTTGTTGGTATTTTCTGTAAACCTTCTTTATTCGATATTAAAATCATATTCTTATATGTGTCCCATTCGACCTGATAGTTAGTGTCCAACACTCCGTTGTTTATTAACTTTATCAGTTCGTTTAGGGCGTTTATCGTATAAAGTGTATTGGTTATCTTTTTACGATGTAAAGATATTGTATTCTTTACAGCATTAAAATCTATTTCATCTTGTTGATTAACATTATAAGTACAAATTAATTCTTTTGGTTTGTCCTCATTTTGTAATACATAAATCTTTTCAAACACGACCTTGAAGTTTTTCGTGATGTCACGAATTGATTGTTCAAGATTATGTTGAGTCGTGAATGTACATAGTAATTGTGTCTTCATTATCCGTATATCTCTTTTTGTGCATTTTCTAATCTTGGAGCAAAGTCTTTGTGTAGTAACATCTCAAATTTAAATTGTCCACCATATCCCCTACCATCTTCTCTTACTTTAATCTCAGCCACAGGAAATACTTCACCAGATGCTGCAACATTATACCCTATAAAAGGTGGTGGACCAGGTTCAGCAACAAGATTTTCTTTAATCTCATCATAATTATCCGTACCAAATATAGCTTTCATAGTTTTTTTATCTAATGAATTTGGACCTATAGCCATAGTTTCTTCACCATCCGAAACAGCTTTTAATGGAAACTCTGAACGAATTTCACTTAACATTCCTGCTTTCATTTTTGGATTTTCTGTAATAGCTTTTACTGACTCTGCTACAAACTCATCATGTTCTTTATTGTCTTGTTCTATTATAGACTTAGCACTTTCGTCACCTTTTTTAGCTAACAAACCAATTGTTTTCCATAATACATTTTGTCTATCTCTTGAACCACCTTCTAAAGCTTGTTCTATGGTAAGCCCTTTTGATTTCATTAATTTTCTAATAGGTTCTCCCTCTGGAGAATTTAACAATTCATCTACTTTTTGTCTATTATTATTAATAAAATCTATGTTTCTTTTTCTGGCTTTGTTTCTATATACGGTTTGATTTATGTTTTCAGGTAAATTATCATCCCATTCTTCAAACTTACCAGCGCTTGAATTTAAGAAATTAACTTTAGTAGATTTTTTTAATGATACTTCATCTAAAACTTCTTCACCATCAGGTTTTTTAACCTTAATATACATATCCGTAGAAAAACCTTTATTGTTTTTATAATCAGATAAACCCATAGTTTCAACTTCATTTTCAACATCCCAAGCAGTGGCTACTATTTCAGTTCCCTCACCATATTGGTCTTTTACTCTATCCAATATTGCTTTTCTACTTTGTTTTGCAGCTTTAACCCAAGACTTATCCACAATTCTTGAACCTGGATTATCAATTAATTTACCTTGTTTGTTTTTCTTTTTAAATACTTCAGGATGATTTTCTAATAATTGTTTTTCGTGTTCTAACATAGCATTTGTCAATTCTTCAAATTCTTCATCTGACATTGAAGTACCCATCATTGTCATTAACTCACCTGCTTGAGCACTAATTTTACCAGCACCACCTTCTATGTCTGAAAAATGTGACCATTTAGCAGTTCTAGTACTTATTTTGGAATTAACCATTCTTTCCAATACTTTTAAATATCTTTTTGGAAACTTTGGATTTTTAACAATTCCATCTAATTTTAATGGTGGTGGTGGAGTTGGGTTAGCATCTTTTTTATTTCTTTCATTGAAGCCATCATCATCGGGCTCTAAATCTCTATTGTATTCCTCAGAATCATTTGGATTACCTTGTTCTAAAGTTTTATCTTTATCACCAACATATCCATTTGATTGTACTTTTGGTTTATCATCAGTATCTTTGTCACTTTTACCAGTCACATATTTTTCTGTATCAAAATCATCACCACTTAA